TGATTGAGTCGGTGTTCTCACTTTTGATATGGGCAGACCAAAAAGCGTTGGAGTTAGCACAACTTGCCGATGATGAGCAGAAACCAAAGAGGAGAAGAAAGAATGAACAATAAACAACAAACGGCAGTGGAGTGGTTTGCTGGTAGACAATATGATTTAGAATCATTGCGTGATGTCGGTGCAATTTCGATAGTTCTATACTACGAGCAACTAACACAAGCAGTACAACAAGCCAAAGAAATGGAGAAAGAGCAAATCAAAAAAGCGTATTGCTACGGAGAGCATTATAAAGACACAAAGTTGACTACTGATTACTACAACGAAACCTACGGAGGTAACAAATGAAACCCCACACCAAAATCTATATGGATCACTTCGGATATGATATCAGCTCGTTCATAGATTGTGAAGTATGCGGAAAAGTTGGTAACGACTTACACCACATAGAAGCAAGGGGAATGGGTGGAACAACAACCAAAGATGTCATTGAAAATCTGATGTGTTTATGTAGAGAATGCCACCTAAAATTTGGTGACAAGAAACAACACAAGGAGTGGTTGAAATCCATTCACGAACAAAAATTGAGTACACGATGATACAAAAAATAAAGGTCAGCGAGATACGACCGAATCCAAACAATCCAAGAGTAATCAAGGATGACAAGTTTAAGAAGTTGTTGAAATCAATCACGGACTTTCCGCAGATGTTGGAACTCCGACCAATCGTTGTCAATGACGATATGATTGTGCTGGGTGGCAATATGCGATTGAAGGCATTGGAACACTTGGGCATTGAAGAAACATACATCATCAAGGCAAAGGACTTGACCGATAAGCAAGAGCAAGAGTTCATCATCAAAGACAATGTCGGATACGGAGAATGGGATTGGGATCAGTTAGCAAACGAATGGGATGTTGAGGATTTAGATGACTGGGGATTGGACTTGCCTTTGGACTTTGTAAAAGAACTGGAAGCCGAAGAGGATGACTTTGCGATTCCCGAAGGTGGAATTGAAACGGATATTGTGTTGGGTGATTTATTTGAGATAGGTGAACACCGATTATTGTGTGGGGATTCAACGGATAGCGATGCGGTTGCAAGGTTGATGGATGGGCAGAAAGCGGACATGGTTTTTACCGACCCCCCTTATGGAGTAGATTATGAAGGTGGTGCAATGACAAAAAGGACAAAACTTGACAACGACCAAAAAAATACAAATATTTATCAAGAAGTATTGCCAAACATAATTTTATTTACAAACGACAAAGCCCCAATGTATATTTGGCACGCTGCGGGATATGCCGATATGGCTTCGCACTTATGGGATAACAACATTGAAATAAGAAGTCAAATTGTATGGAATAAAAATATGGCTCAATTTGGGGCGTTATCTGCCCAATATAAACAAAAGCACGAACCTTGTTTTTATTGTTTCAAAAAAGGCAATGCACCTTTTTGGTATGGACCAACAAATGAAGTTACCGTGTGGGATGTAAGTAGGGAATCAAAAAATGAATTTCACCCTACGCAAAAACCAATCGAACTTCCATCAAGGGCATTAAACAACAGTAGTAAAAAAGGCGATTGCATTATGGATTTGTTTTTAGGTAGCGGCTCTACAATGGTAGCAGCCCACCAACTCAAACGCAAATGTTTCGGAATGGAACTTGACCCAAAGTATTGCCAAGTGATTATTGACAGAATGAAGAAACTTGACCCGACTTTGGTAATCAAGCGTAACGGCAAAACAGAACAATAACAGAATGAGCAAGGAACATTTGATACCGTTCAAAAAAGGTGAAAGCGGAAATCCTGATGGCAGACCAAAGAAAGTGGAAACCATTTTGAAGGAAGTGTTCTTGGCTGAGTACAATGTGAAGTTATCTGCTGGTCAAACATCGGACATCATTCAATCAATTTTAACCAAGAGCCGGACAGAGTTAATTGAACTTGCAAAGAATGACGAACTCCCGTTTTGGATTTCAATGATTGCAAAGAAAGCGACAAGGGATTATGAGAGAGGAAGCATCCATTTACTTGAGCTATTGTTTGATCGGGTATATGGCAAACCAAAGGAAACACAACACCAAACTATTGAATCAAAGAACTTCACAATAACACTTAATTTAGATGAGAGCAAACTGGAGAGATGATAACATTCTACCACCTGAAGATGAACGGCTTTGTGTGGTGCATTCGGTCAAAGGACTGAAACACCTTGCCCGTTTTATTCAAGGGGATTGGGTAGATGAGTATGAATTAACGGTGATCAATATGTTGTACTGGATGCCCATCCCGTTATTACCAAACGAATGAAAGTAATCCAATCGGGGCATCTCGGTGATTTGATCTATTCACTTACGGCAACCAAGCGAGTTGCGGAGTTGCACGGTGCGGTGGATTTCCACATAGGATTCCGTGAGCAGAATACTGTTAGCGGTCATCCAAGCGGAGGATACTGTATGAACTTAAAATCGTACGAATACATCAAACCATTGCTTGAGCATCAATCGTACATTAAAAGCGTTCAGATGCACTCACACCCCGACATTGATTATGACTTTGATAAGTTTAGGAAGCACGGATTGAATCTCTCTGCTGGTGATTTGAGGCGTAATCACTTTCTTGTGTACCCCGAATTAATGACCGACCTTCACGAACCTTGCATTGAAGCAAATGAACCTATCCCATACTTTGCGGACAAGATACTTTTGAACTTCTCATCTCGTTATCGCAACTACGATATCAACTATTTCCCACTCAAAGAACACAAGTGCGTTTTCTTTGGATACGAAGATGAGTACATTGCATTCACCGATAGATGGCAATTGGATTGTGAACTTCTTAAATGTCAAGATGCTTTGATGTTGGCAACTATTATCGGCAGTTCAAAGGCATTCATCGGCAATCAATCAAGCACATACGCAATCGCAGAACAAATGAAAGTTAAACGATTGCTTGAGATATGCGTTCACTCACCGAATGTCATCCCCATCAACAATGGCTTTGACTATGTCACAAATCACGCGTTTAATCACCTACTTAAAACTCTATGAAATTACTGATATTAACTGACGGAATGAATGGTGTTGTTTACCACCGACTATTCACGCCACATCTACGGATGCAAATTGACGGACAAGCGGATGTCAGCGTTTGCCAATCACAAGAGGAATGGCTCACACTTGATTACACCCAATTTGATGTGATCATCTTCTCACGATGGCTTGGGGCAAAGCATTATGATGTGTTGAAGAAGATTGCTGATTCAGGCACTCCCTATGTCGTGGACATTGACGATTATTGGGTGCTACCAAAATACAATCCGGCATATTGGAACTATCGCAAAGGAATCAAGCAAGGCGTAAAGGATGCCATCAATTACGCTGATGCGGTGATCACCACAACTCCAGCACTTGCCAAAGAGATTCGGCAGATCAACGAGAATGTGACTGTTGTTTCCAACTGCCTTGACCTAACCCACAAACAATGGGAAGCCGAACCACAACCAAGAACCGACAAAATCAAAGTCGGATGGGTTGGTGGAGTTACACACGAGGAGGACTTGAAGCTCATTGCTGAGGAGATCAAAGGAATGGACATTGAGTTCTACATCTGCGGTTATACACCAGGAGAGATTTGGAATCGGATTGCCAAGAGTATGCCCGATGCTAAGATTGTGGAAGGCACAACCGTCTTTGAATATGGTGAGGTGTACAAGCACTTTGATATCGTGGTTGCACCCTTGCAAAATACCAAGTTCAACAACTGCAAATCTGAGCTGAAGATACTGGAAGCGAGTGCATACAAAAAGCCAATCATTTGTTCTGCCGTCTTGCCGTACCTGTATCACACCGCAAACGATGGGGTGCTATTTCTTCCACGCAACCAATGGAGATCAGGCATTCAGAAACTGATTGATGCCGGTCACGGAGTTCGTCAGTCAATGGGACAAAGCAACTACGAGTATTGCAAAAAGCATCACAACCTTGCACTCCACAACTTGACGAGAATGTCGGTGTATCAAAGCTTATGCAAATAAACTACACCCGACCATATCTAACCAACTACCAAAAGGACATCCTTGATTGCGATGCCCGTTTCACGATTACGGCTGCATCAACCAAGACAGGCAAGACCGCATCACACATCATTTGGCTCTTTGAACAAGCACTCCAATGCAAGGATGGTCAGTCGGTGTGGTGGGTTGCTCCAGTATACCAACAAGCGGAGATTGCATTCCGAAGGATGAAGAACCAAGTCACGGACAAAAACTTCTTCATCAGCAACGAAACAAAACTATTGTTGACCCTACCAACGGGATCACGGATTGAATTCAAGTCAGGAGAGAAACCCGACAACCTTTATGGAGATGATGTCTATGCTGCGGTGATTGATGAGGCATCAAGGATGCGTGAGGAATCGTGGTATGCACTCCGTTCTACTTTGACTGCTACACAAGGCAAGTGCAAACTCATCGGGAATGTCAAAGGCAAAAAGAACTGGTTCTACAAATTAGGTGAACGAGCAAGGCAAGGAGAAGCCGAATACAAGTATTTCAAAATAACGGCATACGATGCTGCAAGGGAAGGCATCATCTCAGAGAAAGAGATTGAACAAGCAAAGCGTGATCTACCCGATTATGTATTCCGTGAACTCTACCTTGCCGAACCAGCCGATGACAAGTCAAATCCGTTTGGCTTGGATGCAATCCGCAAATGTTATCGACCAATTTCATCAATGCCCGTTGTTGCTTGGGGTGTGGATTTGGCAAAGTATTCGGACTATACGGTTATCATCGGACTGGATGCAAACAACTGTGTTTGTTTCTGCGAACGATTCCAAGCGGATTGGTCAGTCACTCAAGCGAGGATTGTCAAACTGATTGGCAACACACCATCGTTTGTGGATAGCACCGGTGTTGGAGATCCTATCGTTGAACAACTCCAGCGACTTTGTCAAAGAGTAAAAGGATTCAAGTTCACAAGCCAAAGCAAACAACAACTGATTGAGGGACTTGTGATGTCGGTGCAACAAACCGATGTGTTCTTTCCTGAAGAACCGATTGGCTCGGAGATGGAGAACTTTGAATTTGAGTACACAAGAACGGGTGTGCGATATACTGCACCGCCCGGACTACACGATGACTGTGTGATGGCTCTTGCACTTGCCGTTGATTGCAAAGCTCATAATAGACCAGGAACATTTTATTTTGCATAACTATGAATTGGAAAAACATAACCATCCACCAACTACAAGAGATTCACTCTTGTCGTGATATGTCTGACCTTGAGAGGCAGATGAACATCCTTGCCATCGCTTTGAATCTTTCAATGGATGAGGTCGAATCAATGACATTGGACAAACTCAGAACCGAGTTTGAGAAGTTGTCGTTCTTAAATGACCTACCAAAAGCACCCATTCAGTTTATGTTCAAACTGCGTGGTCGTTATTTCAAGTTAGCCAAAACACCAAACGAGATGTGCGGACACCACTTCATCGAACTTCAGCAGGTATTCAACGGGGATGTGATTGAATCGCTGAATAAGATTGTTGCACTGCTTTCTGTTGAGGTTGATTTCTTTGGAAGGAATAAAAAGGTTGTTGATGCTCAGGCACACTATGAGGACAAATGTGAGTTGATGATGCACTTGCCCGTTCCACTTCCGTACACCTATGCTCTTTTTTTTTTGGAAGTTTATCCCGAGTTATTGAAAAATATCCTTTGCTCTTTGAAGGAGGAGATGAAGGATATGACGGAGCAGTTGACCAAAGTCCAATAGTTTGGCTGGAGATAGTTGACAAGATTGTCAAAGGTGATCGCACCAAGTGGG